TATTTATTGTTCTGAATAATACGACGATTAATCTGCTCAATATCCGCAATCTGCTTCTCTAGTACCCCGATTTCTTTTTGTAAATCGTCTGGGTATGTTGGCACATCCAACATTTCTTTTTTAGTGAAGTCGTACGTTTTATACTGAGTGAGCCACTGTTCTGCGATACTTATAGCCCCTTGAAGCCTTGACACACTGTCTCCGGCGTCTTTCGCTAAAGCCTTGAATAGTTCGCCTGCTTTCGTATATTTTTCTAAACTCAGAAGGTCGATCAAAAACTTTTTTCGCACAGAATCTGTAGCCGTTAGGAACTCCAGACTGGATGCGCTAGACTGATAAACAATCTGGCAAAATGCTTTATGATCCATACCTAAAATATCTTCGATTAATTTATAGGTATTTGTAGCCGTGTGAGCTGAGATATCTTCACCATTTTTATACAGCTTTATAGTTGCTGTAGCGCCACGAACAGTATCAATGAAGTAAGCATCGTTATCTTTTGTGAATGCTAACTTAATCCAATACTTATTAACGTCTACATAGCGATTAATAATATTGGCTTTCTTAATACCTTTAGAGTTCTTATTGTATAAACACTCTTCTAGAATTAAGGCGATGCTGGTTTTTCCGTGTCCGTTTTTAGCAACTAACTGTACTAGAGGGCATTCTGAAAAGTCGATACTATTATTATCGCCATAAGAGAATGCGTAACCCCATGAAAGTTTGCCTAATTTAATCATTATCTAATTCTATCCTTACGCGAGTAACTTTATACCCTTCGGCTATCATTTTTTCGTAATGTTCTGTTCCAAAATGCAAAACCATACGGGCTTCACATTCGCGTTTGCTATGACTAATGCCTAGTACACAAATAGATTGAGACCCGTACGTATATGGGTCTCCTTCTTTAGCAAAGGCATAAGCCTGTGTTGCTGATTTCCATTTAGTCATGCTGCTAAAGTGGCCTTTAATTCTGGATAATTATATACTTCGTTCATAAATTCGATCATAGGTACAGAACGAACACCAGGAAACTTCGAAAAGTACTCTTCCTTAGTCAGGTCTTTGCCCACAGTCAGATATTTAACAGTATAGCCATTAGCTTCTAGTAGTTGAACTGCTGCTTTGCAGAACTGACAGTTAGGTTGTCCATAAACTACTGGGTTAAGTGTTTCATTCATTTTCTAGTTTTCCTGCATGGTTGGCAAATTCTAACATGACGTCTTCAACGGCGTCTTCTTGTAGTTGAAGGATGAATTGTACATACTCTCTGACTTCGTCAGATAGAGTCATTTCTTTGCCTAGGATTAATGATATTTCTGTTTCTCTTGTGGAGATTTTAGTAGCAATAAGATCATTAGATTCTAATGCTTGTAGTTCATCTAAAGTACCTTCTACTTCGTAGATAGTATGATGAAAATCTGTTGCGGGTGTAGGCTCACCGGCTTTAATGGTCTTACGAATAAGTTGAGGTAAATCAAACTTTAGCCATTTATGCTCTAAAGTACCTGTATCTAAAATAATTGCCCCGGTATCCACTTCATTACGATGGAAGCTGGTAGTCATTGGGCTACCGGGATACAGAATGTTCTCTTGACAGTTTTCATAACTGTGAAGATCGCCGGCTAGTACTACGTCCCAACGTTTAAAGATATCTAGGTTTACTTCTGGCTTCACGTGAGGTGGAATAGCACCACGTACATGCGTACAGAGAATTCTATTGTGAAAATCGATATCCTTAGGGTTATATTCTTTTAGCTTATTGTAAGGTAAAATATCAATTACGCCATCGGAATAGTAGTCATCAATAATTTCTACATTCCGATTAATTTTGTTCGTAACTGCCTTTAAATGTGTTAAGAAAGTAGTATCTTTCTTAAGTGCTTCGTGATTACCAGGGTAGATTAAGCACTTAGTAGGTATGCTAGCAACTAAATCAAAGTACAGCTCTAGCTCTTCAGTTTTAGGAATGGAATCGAAGACGTCCCCACCTATAACTATTAGATCAGCATTCGCTGACATATCTGTAAGCTGGTTAATAAATTCATAAAACCTATTTTTAGCCCACGATACAGGAACGTTCTTTTGACCTAGCTTGATGTGAATATCTGCAGTGAATAAAATCTTCATTACTTTTTACCTAGTGCTTGTCTATACCAGTATGTACGTTGATCATCAGATAGATTGTACCAATTATCCCATAGTTGAGCAAAACTGGTTAGACCTTTTACTTCGATGGTTACATCGGTCTCAATGTAACCTGTCATACCTTCATGTGTATGACCAGGGCTACTAACCTTTATACTTGCAACACAAGAACTAAACCGTTCACCTTGCGCCATAATGTACAGTATGTGGCTATAACAGGTTTTATGTTGAATAATCATTTTGTTTCAGAGGTGAAAAAAGCCCCTAAGACTTGCGGGACTTAGGGGCTTTATTTAATTACAGGTCAGCTGCGGCTTCTGCCTCTGCTGCATCCTGAGCTTCATCAGAATTACCGTTCTTGATCTTGTTTAGAAGTGCAAGTACTTCGTCAGGAGTAGGACGTGGGTACTTGGCGTCGATAGTTTGCATTTCAGCAACTAGAGCCTTTTCTTCGTCCGTTAATGCTGACTTCTTGCAACGTAGTACTTGTAGTGTGTACTCTACGTTAAAAGCTAGAGGGCCGGTCTTAACACGCTTGAAGTTGATAGCCCAGCCAGTTTCAGGATCGGTTGGATCGCCTAGGTCTTCAGCGGCCGTCATGATTTGTTCGAATAGCTTCTTCTTTAGGTTAATAACCTTAATGCGACCATCCTTAGGGTCGATACAGTTAATAACGTAACTCCATTGGCAACGTAGGTCAGGGTAAAAAGAATTAACGTGATCTACTTCAAGGTTATTGAACTTTTCTTGTTCACGATCAAACGCTAAGCATTCAACAGGAATATCCTTGTTATTAGTGCCTTTTAGCCAGTAAACGTAACGAGGTAGTACACCACCCACTAGACGGACGATGTTTTCACCATCTTTGTATTCGTACGCTTCGACCTTCTTTGATTGTGCCTTGCCTTTGGTTGAGCTGAATGCGATTGCCATATTTTTTCTTCCTCGTATTTGAAAATAATTTCAGTTTGTGTTATTTGTAATAACGGATTGTGTTTTATGTTATCTAAGATAAGATCGGGGAAAAATGATCTATCTAAGCTTTTAGTCCCGGTAAACGCATAGTCAGCATAATTTCTTTTTGCTGCTAACCTAATGTACTGTACTTTATGAACGATACTAACTGATTTATCTAATAGTAGAGGTATCGGATTAAGTAAGTAGCTATCGCCACTTAAATTCAAAGCTAGGTCACGAACAGTCTTGCTCTTACCTGTTGTAGTTTTATTGAGATGTACCTCAAAAAGTTCCATGAAAAGATATGGTTTACATTCTGATAGTTCCTCTAATTTTACTATGTTGAAAAAGATCATTAAATCTCCAAATCAGCATATATTATATCATTTTGACAAGTATTTGGCAAGTCAAAATTTTCAAAGGCCCTCAACTTCCCAGCCCTTACTGATATAAAAGCCTAGCCTAGCTTTATTCTGCGTTCTGTCGGCGAAACCGGCAAATTGTAGATCAAGAATACACGGCTGTAACAGCTTATCTGGGTGCATACGCATAATACGCCCGGCTAATTGTTCTAGTAAACTTCCATCGCCCGCCATAGGTTCTGCTAGAATTAAGCAGCTAAGGATGTTAATAGAAATGCCTTCTGAGAAGATTTGCCTACTACCTGCGATTGCGTCGATTTGGCCTTTGTCGATTGCGTTTGAGTAGAACTCTCGCTCTTCGAGGAGGGTTTCGCCAGTAATGCACACACAGTTTTCACCTAGTAACTCCTTGATATTTTTTAAGAACTCAATTCTACTTGCAACTATTAAAACTTTGTGACCTTTTAGAATCTGTACTTTAGCTAATGCTGCAACAAATCTTTGGTAATCTGGATCATATAGAAGGTTGTTAATCTTCTTAGCCCATATTTCACCAGGTGTAAGGGTAACACCCGTTTTTATTAACTTTACAATTGGTTCTTTAGTATCACTGGCTGGAGGCCTGTGTACTGTTTCTCCGAACCAATCACTGAAAAGAATATGCTTACCATCTTTTCTTAATAAAGTACCACTAAGGCCAATTTTGAACCTAGCGTAGCTAGATTCTAAAATTGAAGTGAATGTACTAGCACTAATATGATGACACTCGTCAATAATGATAGTACCGAATTCCTTTGCTAGTTTTTCGGTCATTTTGGTAATACTTTGAACATTACCTACCACGATTGCGTGATCTTCAATGTCGAATACACCACTACCAATTTTACCTACTTTCATGCCGTATAGATTTTCAGCTTCGGTTATCCACTGATCTCTTAGCATGGTAGTATGCGTAACTACCAGAGTTTTCTGCCCTAGCTTTCTAGCTATATGTAAAGCTGTTCTGGTCTTACCCCAGCCAGGCAATGCATTAATAATACACGAATCATCGACAGCGTTAAATACAGGTATCTGCGCTTCGCGTAATCCACTCCTAGGATTAGGAAATGGCACCGGCATATTTACTCGTTTGTCGATAATTTCATAACCATCAGGAATAAGATCAGCTCTACCAATAGGTATAGAAATAATATCTCTAGGCAATAATTTATACTGCTTAACTGTCTCTATCGGGGCAGGTCTACCTTTACTAGCGGCCTTGCTTTTGATCTTATAAGTTAATTCCTTAACTATCGCATCAAAACCTTCTGGTGGTTTATTTAAGTAAATTCTATTAGATATTACTGCTTTAGGCATTTATATTTTTCGAATCGTATTGTCATATTGTTGATCGTACACTCCATATAGTATATACTTCTTTCCTAGCTTTAATACACCTGCCCATGTTTCGGAGTCGTTTGGCGCATAAAGAGTTTTAAAACGTGAAGGTATTCCTTCTACTTCTAGAATAGCTCCACCACTAGTAATAGGTAAAACCTTGGTTATACGTTTAAATATTAATTTGGCAAACTGTTGTTTCTTATATTGAAAATACCTACCAGAGTTATCAATGAACCATGACCCTGCATTAGCAAACTTTATTAGGTCTCCTAAAAAGAATACTGCGTGTTTAATATTAAACAGTCTAGCACCGTTTTTAAATAGTACTAGACGTCTTTCTGCTAAGGTGGGTTTGTCAATGTTTCTATCGTCGATGATGTGGAAAGTGTGAAACATCTTTCCATCATCATCGTAACTCATTGCCTCGTAATATAATACATTACCAGACATAGTAGGAACTTCATCATCCCGCAGCTTGAATACGGGATAACTTATATCCATCAGTGCTATAGACTTCTTCGAAGTGTCCAAAGCTATAGTCCTTTCCTACATCTTGATCTACTCCAATCGGCTTACCTGGAATAGAACAACCGCGATCCTTTTGCGTATTACGGCGAAGGATTTCGCAGTATTTATCTACGTGTTCGTCTTTGACAATAGCTACAATAGAGTCATGAACTAACATGAAGATTTTGGCATCGAGTCCTAGTGCTTTGATTTCCTCGGCCGTATCCATTGCACCGAATAGATTCATGTCCGAACAAACAGACTGAATAAGCGAATTGATTCCTGAGCGTACTTCGTGCGCAGCAATACCTTTGTCGGGAGAGAATACGTTTACTAGACGACGCTTACGTCCAAAGAAAGAATAGACATAACCCTGTGTACGAATAATATCCTCTTGCTCCTTTAACCAAGCCTTAAGTCTGTGGAACTTGGTGAAGTACGCTTTAATATCTTCACGAGCTTGTTCAATTGGGTAGTACTCACCAGTAGCTTTTGTAACGGACTCTGAAACCTTTGCTGGTCCAGAACCATAAAGAATACCGAAAGTAATAGCTTTAGCACTCTGACGCATACCAGGATATAACTTCTTCACATCTGCTACATCACAAGGTAAATTAAATACCATGTGTGCAATAGTGCTATGGAAGTCACCGCCTGTTAAGAATACAGATTGCAATGCTTTATCGCCACTAAGAACAGCAGCGTAGTAAACTTCACCAGTACCTAAGTCTTGAGAGACTATTGAGTAACCTTCTGGTGCTTGAATACAACCTTTAATGATTGGGTCATCTCGAACGATCTGCTGAGCATTAAATTTGCCTGAGCTTGAAAGACGACCGCTAGTTGTAAAAATGAGATTAAAGTTTGTTCTAATTCTGCCATCATTATCTAGCTCCGGTAAAATCTTAGTAACATATGTACTGCGCATTTTACTTAGTTGTCTAACGCGTAGTAAGCTTTTTGGCAGATCATGCTGGTCACTAAGTTCCTTAAGAACTTCTGCATCAGTAGAAATAGCACCAGTACCAGTAAGTTTACCAGTAGGTTCTAACCCAACATAATCAAATAGCAGCTTACGTAGCTGCATAACGGAGCCTGGATTAAAGATTTTACCTTCGTCATGTTCAAATTGATGAACTTCCTTAAAAGTATAAATCTTTTTCTTAGCTTCTTCAATAGCCTCTTCTAGATATACATCAGCAGCAGCCATTCTAGACTTAGAAATAGGGATACCTACTTCTTCCATGTCCATTAGGAATAGTGTACCTTTAATTAAGATATCACGATATACCTTCATTAGACGAGGATTACTGTTAAGTACTGGTAAGAACTTATTATATAGTACACGGGTTACCGCTGTATCAATAGCGGCATACTTACTGATAATGTCGTACGGAATTAAATCGTAGGTGAACTCTTCCTGCAGAATACCATGTGTAGCACAATACTTCTTCTTGAAATCGTCTAGTTCTGAATCGTAATCTCCGAAGTCAGTATACTTAAGCGCCAGAACTTTTAGACCATGAGGATTTACTTCGTCCAGCACATAGTGCATGCACATAGTATCCTCGACCCTATCTCGTCTAAACCGGATACCAAAATGATACTCGATCATCTTAATATCGAACTTCATATTGTGAAACACTGCAATGAACTTATCTGCAATTTGTTGCAGTTTAGCTTCTACTCTTGGAGTGATTGCATCACAAGTAATATAACGTCCGTGGTTATCTTTATGCGATAAAGAAATACCTAACACATAACCATCTCGAACGTATAAAGCTGTAGTTTCCGTGTCCCACTGTACATGCCCTACAGCTTCATCTAGAACTAAATCTAAATAAGCTAAAGCATCATCTTCATTATCAATGCCTGCAAAGTCGCCAGTCAGTGCCGCGTTGTTACGCGTACCTTCCACGTACTCATGAATCTTTTTAACAGCCTTTTCAAAGTCTACTTTGCCTTCTGGTTTGAAAATAAAGATAGAAGGATTGCTGATACATACGAACTTTTCATCTACTAGAATACCTGCCATGTTAGTTACTGATGTAACTTTAGCGTACTCTTTTGCTGCCTCTGACCCTACTAAAATAACCAGATCATACAAGTCTGGTTCAAAATCTAAATCAACGTCTTTCTTTAGTAATTTTGTAATTGGCACTGAGCTCATATGAAAAAGCTCAAACGGAAAATTAAAGTAGTTTTCATACTTATTTCTGCTAGGAGCTTTATCAATAATAGCGATTCTCTTCATTGTTGCATTTCTTTCTTTAATCTATCAATCTCCAACGAGGTTAACGCGCCTGGGTCCTCGCCATCATTTAGATCTAGTATTTTAACAGCTAGATTATGTTCTGCAATTAGTGGAGCTAATTCTTTTGCTGCGTTACGTCCAGCAGTGTCTCCATCAAATAAAATATAAACTTTTGTAACACCTTGAGCTTTAAAAGGCAGTAGCTTTTGACCAATATCAGACTTCAATGTATTAGTACCAAAACAACACACTACATTACGAATACCTTTATCGTATAGATTTAACATATCAAATATGCCTTCTACAAGAATAATACTATCATTTAACTCTGCTAGCTTAGGAGGAAACACGCCCATTTTTACACCAGCAGGTTTATTGATATACCTAGGGTACGCATCAGATAGTGTATGTCTACCTACTAAAGCAATTACTCTGTCTCTTACATCTGTAACAGGTATAATCATTCTATCCATAAACTCTTCATCTAAGGTAGAATAGCAAATACCAAAATGCTTGAAAGTAGAACCTTTAATACCACGGAAGTTCTGATTAAAAGGCTTGGAGCCTACAGGTAGCTCCACATCTTTATGAACCATGCTGATTAAACGAAGCTTCTCTTTTAACTTCGCTGATTTAACGGAGCTTGGTACGGTTAAGATTCCGTAGTACTTAAAGATATTAGTTTTAAATCCACAGCTAAAGCAGTGGGATGCACCGCTTAGCTGGTCTACTCTAAAAGAAGGGTTACTATCTTGATGTTCTGGGTTCAAACACTTAATTAAGTAATCACGGCCAGACACTTGTGGGTACTGGCCGTTTTTTACTAACAAATCATAAATTGGATTCATTAGAAGTCCCTTGATTCTTGTGCTGCTTCGCCGTTTACTTCGTGCGCACGTTTAATAGTTTTTTCTTTTTTGTCTTTTGTCTCTTTTGCAGGCGGAGTAACCTCATGCGGACTGATCCTTAGTGTATCCCAATTAATGCCACTAGTTACTTTCATTTCTCTAGAGCCACGAATTTTTGTTGTTTCAAAACCAATAGCACCCGTTTCTTTATCAAACGCTTCCATAAGGATAGCAATGTCTGCTGCATCGAGAATACCCTTTGCAAAACGAGCTTCGCCTTTTTCGTCAATCTGGTAAGGACTAACTACTAAAAGATCGTACTTACGCGCTAATTCTTTTAGTTTCTTACTTACAGCTACTTGAGGTTGCCAATCAAATTGACTGCTTGCACCTTCTAGTACAATCTGGTTCAAGTAGTCAACTACTGCTGTAGTTAGTTTATCACCAAATTTAGCTTTTAATTTGCCTAAGTGTAGGTCAATTGAAGTTAATGTTAGAGCACGATCATCAATAATGATGATTTGATTATCAGCTTTAAGCGTTTTAGTTCTAACTAGTTCCGCTTCAAACTTAAATCTATCTCTATCTACTAGGAACTTATCTACTAAGTCATCCGCACTTTCGAACATTGCTGCACGAGTACGGACAAGTTTTAACACTTGCTCAGGTGTTAAGGTATTCTTCTTAATAGCTTGATGATCTACATCAGCTAGGATCGACATAATACGCTGGAAGGTTTCCAGGTATGTCATTTCGATCGTAAAGAATACGCTAGTATTACCTGATTCGTACTGATTTACGCAAATATTAGCAGCACAAATGGATTTACCAGAACCACGACGGCCACCAATAAGAATCAGTTCTTCACGTGCTGGCATTACTGCCGCATCAAACGTATTATTAACACCCATCGGCACTTTATTAGCCGATACATCATCTTCAGTTTGGAAAAGCAAAACTTCGGACATGTTATACACGCCCTCAGTAGTAAGTGTCTTTTCGTCTAGTGTTAGAACAATACTTGCTAAATTATCTTTTATTTCTTGAGAGTCGTAGACAGGTAATTTGTCTACAAACTTATCCAGTAAGTCCACAGCAACATTCTGTGTATACTGATCTAGTAAAGCCTCGAAAGCAACTTCAATAGATACATCTGGAACATCGATCAGCTTAATGGTAGCTAGAATCTTCTCAGTAGGGGAATCCCTAGTAGATACCTCTAACTCGTCGAATGACGGAATGACACTATGCTTCGAATAATGTCTATTAATTGCGGTATAAACAGAAGTGTACGCAGCATCCAAAAAAGCCAGCTTCAGCTTTGCCCAGATTTCTAAATTTCTTTCCTGAAGCAGCTTATTAAGAATTAACGCACTAGTATCCATTATCCTACCTTAGATTCATTGTCGATTATGACTTGATCAATTATCTCCTCGACTTTTAGTAGTACGTTTTGTCGCAACTTCTTTAAGTCATGTTGATAAGTCCCACCTTTATCAAATAAAAGGCTAATTTGCTCATGCGTTATTAGTTGATTTAATCCAAAATAGATTAAGTCGTATGGTAGAGTAGAGTCAGGCATTATACTTACCTGAACATTCTTGCCATACGTTGAGTGTGCCAGTTTAACAACTTCTTCAACTGTTAAACTGGTATTGTCCGTGTATTTAACTGTTACATCCATGCGTTTTACAAACGAAAAAAGCGCGGAGACTCCATCGAAATCTCCGCGCATATTCTTATTATTTTAATTAAGCGGTAGCAGCAGTCTTAGCAGCGGCCTTATCATGCTTGGTCTTACCATCATAATCGGCAACCTTAATGCCACGACGCGTTAGCAACGTACGAATACCACGCTCTGTCTTGTCTACGGCAGTAGCAATTTCTGCAACCGTCATAGTAACTAGCTTATCGCCTAGAGCCTCTACTGGGTCCACATCAGTCTTAGCATAGCTTTGACGTTGTGTAGGGATACCAGAAATCTGACCACTACGGCTTAGACTTAGAGCCTTGCCACGTACGGAAGCGATAGGCTTACCTAGAGCTTCTGCAATGTCTTCGATAAATGCCTTGTTATTTACAAGTTCTACGAACTTAGCTTCTTCAGCCGGAGTATACGTGCGAGCTACTTCTAGCTTTTCGGTTGGCTTAACTGAGCCAGTTAGTTCTAGAGCTAATAGCTTGCCTTGAATTTGTTTAGCAGTAAACTTACCACCGTTAAATTGTTCAGCGATTTCTTTATAAGTGTATTGGCCAGCATTTGAAGATACGAATGCGCTTAGTGCAGCACCTTCGTCAGCCGTAAACGCGCTAACCTTTTCCTTAGCCATTGAAGCAACTTCGCGGCCTAGTTGACGTAGCTTACTGGCCACTGATCGGGCAGTAACGTTTAGTTGTGTGGCTACCGCTTCAACGGTTGCAGCGCTAACAATGGATTCGCTAGCAGTCATGCTGTTTAGAGTAGCTACGGCTTCGTCAGACCACTTCTTGTTGTTCTTTTCTGTCATGTTATTGTTTTCCTAAAAAATCTAATAGATTGGTGATGATTGGGATTCCTAGCTCTTCGGCCTTTTGCCGTTTTGAGCTACCTTTATTACCTTCGTCTAACAAGTAGTCGGTTTTGGAACTTATTGTATCGACTACCCTGTAACCATGAGCCGTCAACTGTGCCGTTGCTTCAGCCTTGGTACTACAAGTAACCAACTTACCAGTAATACAGATAGTTTTACCTGTAGCAGCTGATTCATTGGATTTTTTACTTTCAAAAGAAAAGGGCCAGAAGTCCCTAGTCTCTTTAAATTCTGTGTCTAGCCAAGTTAAAAGGTTATTAGTTACCTTTTCACCTAAACCTGCTAATTTACAAGTTTCTGCGTTAATTTCATCAATATGTGAAACTACACTAGAAATCTTTGTTGATGCCGTCATTCCAACTAGAGGGATGGACATTGCAGCTAATACCTGAGCTAAAGGAGCTTGTTTAGAGTTTTCAATCTCGGCAAATAGCTTTTCTGCTGTTTTTGTTGAACCAATCAAACTAGCGATTTCGGATTGATCCAAGTAGTAAAGTTCCGTTAAATCAGTAAGGTTTAACGCTTCAATAGTTTTAGGGCCTAAACCCTTGATACCGATTACTTTTACAAATTGTTCAGCCTTCTTCTGAATCTGTGCATCACATGCAGTGTTACGACAGAATAGTTGTTGATTAACAAACTCTAATTTGTAGTTACATGCTGGACAGCATGTTGGAATCTCGATTCGAGTGTTTTCTGAATTCATGCCATAATTATACCGCGTTTTGCTAATAGGGTCAAGTGTAAATTTTCGATGCTATCAAGCGTCTACTTTATACAAAATTCTAGGGATGATCTCTCCAGCTCTCTCAATTGCTACTGTGTCTCCGACACGAAGATCGAGTGCCTCAATAAAGCCGGGATTGTTCAAAGTAGCACGAGATACTAAAGCATCGCCAACCAGCACAGGTTCTAGTATAGCGACTGGTGTCACTTTACCGGAACGGCCTACATTCCATTCAACACGAAGTAGCTTAGTTTCAATAGCTTCGCCACGCTCTTTAATAGCCACAGCACCTTTTGGATGCTTTGACGTAAAGCCCATTTCTAAAAATTCTTTATTACTATTGACGCGGTCTACGAAGCCATCACAAGGGTAAATCGTATCCAATTTAGTATTAAGAATTGTCTGGAAACCCAGAGACTCTAGGAATTGCATGTCTTCCAGATAAGTACTAAAATAACCTATCTGATCTGGAATAGTTTGCACGCTATACGCAAAGAATGCTAGCGTACGTTCTTTGAACTCTCCCACACTCTTTAGATTGAGTGCACCGGCAGCATAATTACGAGAATTCTCGATATTCTTAGGAGCTACAATTTCTCCAGTAATTTGTAGAATATCCGGGCCATTACGGCCAATGCTAGTAGGAATGATAACGCCGTCTTGGAACTTGTCAGTGATAACAGTACCTTCGATACCGTCACCGCGTGTCATAACACGAGCAAGTTCACCTTTGATATACAATACGCTGATAGCTGCACCATCTAATTTTAGACTGCGTACTTTTTTCTTATCAGCGATAGGATTCTTTGTCTCACCCTCATAATGCTTTTGAAGTGAGTACATTCTGAAGTAGTGCTTCTCGATATGGCCATGCTGTTTAGCACCTACGGCATTGTAGCCAATGGACTCAGCAAGTCGATCGAATGCTTCATCAGACAGAAAAGGTTCACCGTTGTAATAGGCTTTAGAGGCTTCGTCAAGATATAGTTTAATTCTGTTCATGACTATATTATACTACTTTAACTTGGCTCTGGCAAGTTTAATTTTTTCTCGGTAAAATGCTTCATGATAGCAGCACGATCTTCTTCATTGGACAATACATCCATCACACCATCTAACAAAGTTAAAGCACTTTGTAAAGTGTATTCCATACTAACACCTTCTCTAGAGGCAATGTATTCACCTTCGTAGGATAGGAAATACTTACGAAGCTGTAAGTACTGTACTCCTCGGAATACAGAAACAACTAATTTTAGTTGGAAGCCTTTAGCTTCATTTGTAGAGATAATTTTTTCGTATAAAATCTCATCTTCTAAGTCTAATACCATTCTGGGCATACTCCATAGGTTTAGAGGCCCAAAATGTATGTCAGGCCACGTAATCATTTGAACATTGGGAATTGTTGTGGTTTGGCGCGGGTTAAATTTAATCGTAGTGAATACCAAATGCAGTGTAAACTTTAAACTGCTTGAGTCGAGGATTAAGTGCAATATACTCGCTATAACGAATTCTAGGAACTAGTGCCCATCGCTCCCACTGCCAGAAAAATGTCCCAAATTGAACATTGAACCATAGGTTGCTCATACTTTAACTCCCAGCTTACGTAAGTGATCAAGACTGGCTAATTCGTAAGCTTCTTGCCAGGCATATTGTAATTGCTTTTCTGATAGCAACCACACTCGGTAGATAAAGCAGCCACGCTTAGGGTCATGTTGCTCTTTCTCAATTTTAGCCATTGAGTCATACCTAGCTGAGTATACTTGCTCACCTACACTAAATCTATCCCGTTGAGCTTCTTCAGGAATTAGTTCAGGACTGAAGTATGTGTGTCCAGGTACGCGTACTGGAACACCGTATTCTTCTAAAATTTGTTTAACAAAAGCAGTACCGCGATATGTAGCTTTTGTAATAGCATCTACTGTTTGGCCTTCCATGTACTCCGAAATGATATAAGTAATTTCATCTGGAGTAGCAGGCTTGCCACGCAATGCAGCTCGTCTAGCGGCATTGCGTGCCTTAGCTTCTTTGAACTTTTCAATAATACTACCTAGACGAGTAGTATTATAAGCGATGTTGAGTAAACTACATGCTTCCTTTTTTGTAATAGGCTTCTCGGCTTCTAGTAGCGCAATTACTTTTTCAATGTTAGCGTCTTCTAGACGTTCGTGCTCTTGCTTGCGTGTTGCCATACTATACCTTAAACGAAAAAAGCAGCCACTAGGGCTGCTTTTAAATTACGCGCTTAGGACGCCAGTAAAATATTCAGCGGCCTTACCAGTCAGCTTACCGATAATATCCATATCGGCCGCTGCACCCTTAGCTTCAATTGCTTGAACAAGAGCAGCATGCAGTTCTTCCTTACTAGCCTTCTTAGTACCAGTGCCAGTAGCCTTCTTAGTTCCACTAGAAGTTGTTGAGGAAGCTGCTTCGTCCTTCTTAATGTAGACGCCTGCCTGAATAAGTACCATACGGACTGCATTGGGGCTTAGCTCCATGTCTTCCGCGATTTGCTTTACGATTTCCGTTGAATTTGCCGCAGTAGGTCCTGCGTCTTTGTATGATTGTACGGCCTTAGCCTTGCTTTCGTCTGTCCATGTCGTCATGTATTGTATCCTGTTAAGTGCTAATGTTACCCGTTAGGGTTTTGAGAAATCTGGTGCCCTCTGTCTGAATCGAACAGACCTTGACTTTCATCGACGGCTTACAAAGCCGTTGCAATCCCACTATGCGAAAAGGGCTTATAATTTAACTAAACGTCCATCACATAAAATGTTAAGATAAGGATCGTTATTGTTATCTAAAAATGCATAAGACTTCATATGATCGTAATACTCTAGACCACATGATTGACATATTGAACCGCCACCGACTCTAAGTATTTCATTAGGATTATTGTTAGAGATTGTTAAATCTAAACAAACCTGGGTCAGTTCATTTAATTGTCGTATACGCATGTTAAATGGCGGATGTGAAGGGGATCGAACCCTCCTGAATATCTGCAGTGACAGTGCAGCGACCACACCAAGCAGTCCCCACATCCTTATTATTTAATCACCATCTGCATAAAGATGGTCTTCAATATGACTTAGTACTCCTGTACCAAACGTGTAAATTGGGTATGCGGAAGCACGCACACGATTAATGATTCCGAGTGACGCCATGAATACTTCTGCTGCTTCCAGTGAAATTTCACTAATAGTAGTATTAGCTAATACGTCAGAGCCATATAGAAACTCGTTAGTACCAAAGTACATTTCTACGTCTCGTTCAGAAGGCTGATACCTTGAGTTATCTCCTTCGTCGATATATTCCTCAAAAGAACACATGCGTTTCAGTGCATTCTGTACTTGTTCTATCGAGGCACTGAAAATAATAGCGAACTCTTCGCAGTTAAATTCATCAGCGTAGTTAGCATTCAGCTTAAGGAGAATAGGCATTTGTTAATTTTGTAAAGTGGCAACCCAACTAGGACTCGAACCTAGACCGCACGGATTTGGAGGCCGGCATCCTGCCAATTGGACTATTGAGTTATACGTTCTGTACGTTTGACATACCAGACGGTTTGAATTGACGATAATTATGTTCAATATCAAACTTGCGCATAGCAACATTAACACGAGCTTTAAACTCGTTTACTAGCTCAGTGTATTCCATCTCGAATAGCCTTGCTAGTGTAGGGTCCATACCCGTTACGTCGATACCACATTGGTTAGCTTCCGGCCCTGTAGTCTTTACGATTACACGAGAAGACACGGAACCATCGGCTTTTGTATAGTCAAACTTAATCATTTTGTTTTATTTCCGAAGAAGTATATATTATACTTGCTTTGGCATACTAATACAAGTCTAAATTTTTAATCGTTTTTAAAGGATTTATAGAGACTGAGTTCAAACGTATCTGCTGTTCCTGGATTAAACAATACATACGCCATAAAAGGGGCTATTAATAGGTAAATACTAAATAGCGTTATATAACTCAAAATCTTAAAATCAAGCATTAGATTACCGTCTTTTGCCAATTTTCTAAAGACGGGCACCGTAATGAATAGGTGAGCTACTGAAGCCGTAGCCACACCAAATATTAGGTACGCTACAATGGGGATTAACCCCATACTAGCTGACCTCGACCGTTATGAGCGATAGCACCTAGAGCGAAGATGTTATCCTTCTTTAGGCCTGGAATGCTCTTGAATTCCAGCTTAGGGCCTAGCTGCTTTTTGCCTACTGCACGAAGTGCAGGACCAGATACCTTCTCGTTAGGGTTGAAGATGGCACGGTCCACAGTACCAGTGAACTCCTTAAATAGCTTTGCTACTCGAATTTGAGAAGCAGACCACATTTGTGTATTGGGGGTCTTACGACGGTACACAATATTCTTTAGAGCAATCTTAATTTGCTCGTTATTAGGCTGTGCCTTTAGTGCACGCTCTAGCTTAGCCTTACGATTCTTGGCATACTTGCCGGTAGACTTGTAAGTAGCGTAGTAGCCTGCTTGTCCAGTGCTAGTCTTTTTACCTGCCATTATAAATATTCCTAATTAAGTATTTGCCGTCAGGCTGTTCAATAATTTCTAGTACTGACTTCATTTCCATCAAGAAGTCAAATACGTGTGTTAGCTTACTAGTTTCTAATGGAGTACCTTTCAGTAGCTCCATTACTTCTTCCATGTCTGATACTGCTAATTCTACTGGTTCGTTACCCCACAAAGCTAAAATGTGAGGTAATGGATTCTCACTCCATGAGTCCATCAGAAATACCAATACCGAATACGTATTTTAGATGAGCACCAGCATGATCTGCAGATACAGTACCTAGATTATAGTTTGTGTATCGTCCTTCGTCGAAGGCACGTAGTGCCATTAGATTACCGATCTTCTTGCTGAATACGTCGTCTTTGCTGCAGTACACCGCAGCGACCTGATAATTGCGACAGTTTTTCATGTCTGGACGCAAAGGAAGATACGCAATGGTTAGTCCACCTTTAGGTGTACCTGAACGTCGGTTAAATACGTGTGCAAGACGTACTCCTTGACCACGTACTAGGTTTTCTAGCAGATAGTCGTATTCGTCTGCATGATTTAGCATAAATTCTTTAATATTCATAGTTCTTCTTTAGGGTTTCTAGAGAGATTGGAGTAAAGTTGATCTGTTCCACGGATACGCAAATATACCGTGGATCAGGGACACCATCTAACATCACCTTGTTAGAGTGCAGGTGTCCATGAATGTTCGCCTTCCAACGAGAAAGCGATTGAGGGTGAATGGGAATGTGTGTAAGAATGAACTTATCTAGTTGATGGCAGGCACGCACATCCTTAAAATAAGGAGTGTAAGCGCTCAGCTTTTCAATATCGTGGTTACCCTTGATAAGTACCTTTTCGCCGTTAACGCGACCAAAGAATGGGATATTTCGCTTGTGCATAGCAAGATCACCCAGTACGTATACCTTGTCTTGCGGACGTACTGCACTATTCCAGTTCTGTTCTAGTGCAGCATCCATTTCTTCTACACTAGTAAAGGGACGAAGCGAATCGCCTTCGTTAGTCTTAAAATTAAGACAGTTAGCATGCCCAACGTGTAGGTCGGCAATCAGAAAGATATTCATGTAAAAACCATTATGTAAAAAGCTACAGATGTTAGAGTTACTACTAATATGAACTTCAACATGACTTTGTATTATTGTTTGAAGTAATAATTATACTAAATTATTACTGTTGAATCAAGTATAAAATTATCTAATCAAATACGATTCACTATTTGATTAGATAGCCGACGTATCGGCTATCTTTGTATTACTTACGAGTATCTACAATCGGAGTGTTGGCACCAATAACCGTTGCACGGCTACCATTCCAACGTTGTGCTTCGATATAATCAATAAGGTCTTTGCTAATAGACTGTGCTACTAGACGGTTGGCTTTTGCTTCCCCTTCTGCAGCAATTACCTTAGCGTCTGCTTCACCACGAGCCTTTTCTCGTTCGATTTGAGCTTGCGCAGTAGCAGTCTGTAGTTCGTTTTCACGTTGTTGAGCAGCTTGTGTAGCCTCAATCTTCTTATTAATAGCGCTAGTAATATTAGGCGGTAGACGTAGTGAACTTACTAGATAAATCTTTTCAACGTCGATGCCGATATCAGCTACCTGAGAACGTACACGATTAGTAACCGAAGTCATAAGGGCCTCTTTAGAAGGGCCATTAATTTCTGCAACATCCATCTTTGAGGATTCGGCGTTCATTGCATCACGAACCATATTACGCAGGTATAGGTCAGAGATTTCATTAATACCTTTACGATACTTTTGAAATACAGTATCTGCCTTATCAGCCCGTACAGAGAACGTAATACCTACGTCAGCATTGATCTGCGTACCCTCACGGTCTTGGAATCCAATAGATTCGTCCCGACCATTAGCATTAGCCCAAGTATCTGTTTGCGAGAATGTTGGAAATAGATACATTTCCTCGTTCCAGCCAAGCCAGTATTTACCTGGCCCCACTACTTCACCAGTGACGCCTTTATCGCCACCATACATATCGAATTTAACACCAACGTTACCTGCTGGTACCTTACTGCACGCGGCTAGAAAAGCCAGAAGCATAACCGCGAAAGCTAGACGAATTGAACGAATCACTGTGATTTTTCCTTTTTGTTACGGAATAGAAAATAATAAAGAGCGGAAACTGGGATGCTTAGCATAATTACTAAAGCAATTAATACTGGTACTGTGCCTTTAGCTGACATTAGCCAAGGCAGCAAGAAACCGAATAAAATTACTATAGTGATAAAACCCAGTAAACTTAAGAAGAACTTTGTTTTAGTCATTGTTGATTTATTAGGAGGTCCTCGAAACATCTTGTTGAAGAATAGTAAAAACATTATATGATTTCCGAATCAATGAAGTAATTATACGCCAATTGACCTCACTCTTCAAGTAAGAAAACCCAGACTTCATTTGGTAAAGTCTGGGTTTTGTTAACATTTATCCGCTTACTTTATGCGGAGACCACTACGCGGGCCAGTGTAATTACGCGGACGCCGAGACATAGTCTCACCTGTAACGCCAACAGGACCTAAGGTAGGTTAGTTAAGACTCTGAGCCAGGCTTAGAGTCTAATACTTCTTGCAGCACACTATTAATGAAATCTACGTGTGCTGATGCCACTTTTAGATAATCAATAACATCCTGCTTATTTCTAGGGATTTTGAACTTTAGTTCATCTACTACGTCTAAGGGCTTAGGGTAGTGTGCTACACCATACTTATCAATTACAGGTTCATCTTGTGTATCTGTAAATATAGACGCGGTCCATGCTACTGTGCCTTCAATAGCAGCCTGATGTTCTGGAGGACAGCTAGTGTACTCAGCGTCCTTAAAAGTAATTAATACTGGAATCAACCAGGCACTAGGTTTTAGTTGCATTTTATAAATATAATAGATCAGGCCTCGGGACTCAAACCCGCTTGGTTTAAAGGATGTGCCTCACCTGAATAAATGGTAGTCAGTGGGAATTTCGAAATCCCGACCTTCGCCGTGTAAAAGCGTTGCTCTGCCTCTGAGCTAACCGACTATTATTTTAGAATGAAGTAGAAGTAGGTTGTGGTTGAACGAATTCACCACCACGAACTTGTAGGAAAACGTAATACTTACCAGGATTCAGTGTTGCTAGACGCTTAGCTTCTTGACGAGCTAGTGCAGCTGTAGTGTGTACAACTGGTTCTGCAGACATTGAAAATCCACCGCTTACGCTAAAAGATGCAACGATAAAACCGTTTGCATTAGTGGCTTGTAGTAGTGCTTGTACGCTGTTGATTGAAGTCTTGTTCATAGTATTTGAATCGTATAGTTTAGGGTTGTAATTAGGAGCATAACCAGATTTAGCGATTACATATACACAATTGCTAGCTGGTTTAGGGAAAGACTGATTGACGTAGTCAAGTAATTGTTGATCGGTAGCATGTTTTAGACACTGAATAGTGCCTGCTGGCGAATAGCTAGAACGTGTTACAGGGTTGTATAAATATACAACATGAGTAACTAGATTTTTATTATTAATATTCATAGTTGTTGTTATTGGAGCAATCTGTCGGACTCGAACCGAACTACGGATGGGTGGAAGCCATCAATGTAACCATCAACACTTAGATTGCTTATGTGGTATGAGCATAGGGATTCGAACCCTAATCCTCTGGATGGCAACCAGAGATAATAGCCAGGTTATACGATGCCCACATAATTATTAAAAAGGAATGTCGTCGTCGAAATCGTCAAAACCATAACGATTGCCATAGTGCATATCTTTAGGAATCCAAGGTTTAATCTCTTCTTTAAGATACTGTTCCATGTCTTTCTTAGTCTTTTCCGACGCAATCATTTCAGATACGATAGGATCGAACTTAGTTCCTGCATTCCTCTGTAGCCATAGAATATAATCAGGATCAGACGTTATAATCGAGTCAACGCGACATTTTGTGTATTTGCCAAACGTAAAGAAGTCAAATGGACCTAAACTTGCAGGCTTTAACTTTGTAAAAGACTTAGACATTACAGTTTAATATCAATACTACCGACCGCTTCTTTGTAAGCGTTTTTACAAGTTACAAAAGCATTACCAGATGGACTGATAAGAATCTCGAATACGCCCTCACGATCTTTACAAATACTGAGAGCTTTATTAAGAGTGTGCTGACCTATATACTTGCTGCAACCAACAAGACTGCACGCCAAAATCAATGAAGTAATTATCGTTTTCATAGACATAATTATACAGAATTTGGATATACAGATCAAGTGTAAATTTTCTAATCTAATACTTATCTAAAGATCGTTAGATAAGTATTAGATTAGAAGGCACCAGAGTGCCTTCTGTATATTAACCTACACGTGCACGAATTTCTGCAAACGTTGTAGTGTTAACTAAATCGCCATTTACATAGCGAGTACGTAGTTGATCGTGTTCTAGCGCTTCATCGGTTAGTGGCACATTGACCAGTTCACCTGCGTCATTACGGACCACACAGAATAGCCCACGTAGGCTAGACTTTCCGGAGTCAGTAATAGGGTCCTTATAAACGTCACGCCATTCAGACTCACCAGCTACCTTAATAGCTGAGCACTTCATAGCAAACTTACAGGTGTCACGATTTACCATTTGTAGTAGTGCACCACCTTGACCGAACAATACGTTATCAGCACTAAATCCAGCCATCTTCATGCAAAAAAGAATGGAACGAATGTTAGCGTGGTTGATACCATCGCCTTGTAGTACACGAACATTATTCAGTACACGATAGCCCTTACTATTAGTAGTGCTACCAAAATACTTTTCTAGGATGTATAGACACTTTACTACCACTTCACTAGGTTCGCCCGAGTCGGGTCGAACAACAAGCATAGCACCACTAGCAAGGACTTCGTCCTTTAGCACAGTACCCCATAGCTTGCAGGCTTCGTAGATATTATAGCTATCACTAACTGCTGATACAATACCTCCTTGCACAGCATTCTTACGAACCATATTGCGGTAGGCTTCTACTTCGTTTTCACGACCCCAGCTGGTCACAGTGCTGTGTTCCATAGCAGGTACAGAAAAAGCTACATTGGTATCGCCATATACTTCTTCAATGTCTAGCATTGAGATAGCAGTATCTGTACCACGGAATACTGCTAAGTGAGCTGAGCCGCCAATACGTGCACTTTCGCCGCTAGAAACGCCGCGAGCACCGAAATCATGTAGTTTGAAGTCGATAATGCTAGGATCGCCTGTTTCTTCTAGGTACTTCTCGATAATACGACGACTAGCTAGACTATTAGACGCTACCGTAGTAGGGTACCAAATAGCACGTAGCAGCATAGTTTCGAAGAAACTAGTTAGCCAACCAGACTTCCAATCAGTATTAACTACTGTTAGCATCACGGTACCTGGCTTTACGATAGTACCCTCATCTAGTGCCTTGATATGTAGAGGTAATACGCCACCATATTCATTAACAATGTAATCCCAGCCAGCACGGTTAAACGGTTCGCCATGTGCTGTGATAATACGTTCTGCCTGATCTACTTCGGCCTTAGTAATAGGATTAGCAAGCCAGGTCTTGAGGAAACGTTGCGTTCCCATCATTACGAGTTCATCATACTCCCCGCCCCGAGAAGCAATGTATGAATAAACATATTCAGTACCTGGAGGATACTGATTAAACTGAGAGAACTTATAACTATCAGCCTCTAGAATTCGATTTTGCATAGTAAAAACTCCTTTTACTTATTAATAATTTTTAACAATTACTTTATTGCCACAAGCCGGGCACCTAATAAAGTAAACACGTTCACAGCCCCCGCCCCAGTCTTTATCGTCGTAGTATTGAACTTCAGACTGGACGTATTCTAGCTTACTAGAGCAGTTACGGCAAGTGCACTTGCGAACAAATTTATCATTCTTTCCAACAATGGCTACCATTTACAGCTTTCGATAAGTTAGCACAATGAAGTTAGTATAATCACTAGAATCATATGAATCGTACGTAAGACATTCGGTGTGAATGTACTCTGAAGTAATCCTAATATCTTCAGGTGTAGCGTCTGGCCAATTATTTTTGATAACCTGCATAATAGCTGCTAAATCGTAATCATCTGCAGCATTCAAATAAATTACTGTATCAGTATTGTCTGGCCAGTAATCCTTAATACACCCATTATTGCGATATGAATAACCCATTGCTTTCCTTTATCACTGTATAGACTATATTATACAGAAATACAGTCTATACTTCAAGACAATAATATCAAACGCGAACGAATGATTGAATAATGTCGTAGTGATCCTCAAACAAATTAGCTGACTTAACTTGGCTGATCGGTACCCATTCAGCCTTTGCGGCGTCATCCATGCCTTTGACCTTTGGTAGGTCAATGCTATCTGTTAGCTTAATGAAATGAGCGTGTGTAATCGTACGACCACGGGCACTACGATCAATGTGATCAAACACCTTAGTAGTTACAATACTACCTTTTAGCACCTTGTCTGGTACTTTTAGACCAGTTTCTTCACGTAGTTCACGAATACAAGCAGATTCAATACTTGCATCTGTACCGGCATTGAAGAACCCACCAGGCAGTGCCATTAAACCTTTGCCTGGTTCTGACTTGCGCTCAATCATTAGTACGTGACCAGATTGAACAACTACCGCATCTACAGTAACGAACACAGGAGGATAAGCTAGACCCTCGAACTGTTTCTTGTAAGCTGTAATGTACTCACGTTCACGAATAAGTTGATCGTATTCTTTACTATTTAGGAAACCTGACAGAAACGGCATCGAACTTGTGGGAATCACACCTTCGATGAACTTTAGGTTCACATTGCGACGGAAATAAATATCGCGAATAGTGCTGGCATCAAGCGGTTCTAGGAGCTCAACATTTTCTTGCTCCCATTGTGGAAACCACCGTAGGTAATCGCTAGAGCTATCCTTAATATGGCCTATTACACCGATGCGATCACCAGTATAACTGTACTTACCTACTAGTTGCTGAATACGAGAAATCCAAGCATTATCATCATAAGCAGTGTCAATGTTACCTAGAATGGTAAACGATGCGTCATATGTTTCGCTTAGACGACGCTCTTTAATCGCTCCAATTATTAGTGCTTGGCGCTCAACGAAATTAAACGGATTTTTGTAGGTACGTGGACGATCAACTGATCCCACAATGACAATAACGCGCTTGGCAAGTTGCGCAGCGCGTTTCAGGGTTTCTACGTGCGCACTATGTAACATTTGGAAACGTCCAATATACACTAATACGTCATACTTCTTTTGGGTCATTCTAAACTCCTTAGAACGTGGTTAATAATAAAGACGGTGTTGGTTATGTTGTTTTAACAACTTGGCAGAATCCGTCAACTGCGCATTTTGGTAGCAAGGTAAGGAATCGAACCTTCGTCGCTCGATTATCAGTCGAGTGCTCTGCCATTGAGCTACAATGCCATTGTTTGGTAGGGTCGCTGAGATTCGAACTCAGTTCTCATCCGTTAAGAGCGGAGGCTTCACCGTCAAAGTTTCGTCCCTATGTTACATTTTATCCGGATCGGTAGCGTTTTCTAGATTTTTTAGAATATCCTCTAAAGCATCAGCAGTATATGGTTGGTCTTTATCAGTAAGAGCACCACCCATAGTCACCACATCGGCTACTAAAGCTACAGGAGTAGTAACTACACCTAGAGCTGCTTTAGTTAGAGAATTAAATAGGCCAAACATTTATTTACCTTTAAAATTATATTGCGACATACAAATACCGAGCCTGTCTC